TGTTCAGTCCCCCAAATGATCCTATCTGTTTGCTGTCCCCTCTCGGTGTCATTGTCAGCATTGGTAATCGTCCCATTAAAGCTCCTCCTTAAAATTTGGAAAATAACGGTGCTTTTTTTGCCCGATTGCAGCGCCTGAACCATGCAGCATATGCATCATAAGCGGAGTTGTACATTACAACGTCATTGTTATAGCGTTCAGTTTCTTCATTGTGATAATCAATCTTTGAAAGCATATAATTAACATAGACATCCTTGAACCGATCCGGAATACTTAATTTTTTATCCTGGTCTTTTTCATATTCCATTGGAATAAATTCCAGATTATATCCTTCCGCCCGGTTGATTACTTCTTCAATGACCTGTCCCTCAATTTCATTGATCCATCCCATGATCATGTCTGTACCATACTGCTGCCCTCTTAAAGATGTGATATCACTAATCAAATCGTTTACTGTCATATAAGCACCTACTCTTTCAGTCCCGGCCAGGTAAGCGCTCCATCCTGGTCAGGGGTTAAAGTTACCGGGTCTGTAACCATAGCTCCATCTTCATTCAGCACGTACCATTTCCCATCAATAGTTTGCTGACCGGTCAGCATAGCTCCATCCGCGCCAAGGTAATACCATTTATCTTTGTATTTATACCAGGTATTCTTGACCATTCTTCCTGCACCATCAAACCAGTACCATTTATCATCGTACCAATACCAGTCATTTCTTACAGGCTCCCCGTTTCCGAGGTAATACTTCCAATCTCCATCCTCTTGCTGCCATCCTTTTTTCTTTTGTTCGCTTATTGGAGTTAAAAATAGCTTCTGTTCTGCCTGTCTTCTTCTGGTCAGGCCAGCCAAAATCTTACCACCACCGCGGTTATATGCCAGGATCTTTTCTGATATCTCAGCCCGCGATCTGGTTCCTTTTGCTGTCAACTGATCTATAGATCCTACATTGTATGCAAATGATACCAGGGCATCAAATTCATTTTGATTCCACATGTATTTCGTTCCATATTTGTCTACATTGCGCTCATATGGTCCCATATCATCCGTCAACATCTTATCTGCCTCTGCCTGTGTAATCCTCTGACCTGCTTTTACATTTCCTGTGTGTCCCCAACCAATGGTCCATACTCCTGCCGGGCACTTATAAGCTTCTAATCTGCATCCTTCAAAGCTTCTTATCAGTTTCAAACCATTCTCTGAAATTTTCATGTGTACCTCCTATTAAAAAAGGCTTAGGATATCCTAAGCCTAAAGATGTGTCACTCCAATTTTGTTTTGTCTTCGACCTGACCTTTAATTGCTTTTGCAAGCGGCATCAGGAACGGAGGCATAGCAACACCAATATCAAGTAAATTCTCTAGGATGGATATGATCTCATTGCAAATAAGCCAAACAGCTACTACGGTAGCAATCACAAACGGTATTTTTATGTCCAACCCTATATATTGTCCTGCATATATGATCATCCTATCCATGAGCCATCCTACACCGATCAGGATCCACATTCCGATTTTTTTACAAATGCCTCGAATCCCCTTGTAGCTTGTCACATGTTCCTGACGATACTTCGATGCAACTATTCCGGTTATATAATCAGTAAAATTCAGTGCTACGAGAGCAAACACCGGTACTGCCAATACTCCAAGATAGGCAAATGCTGCACTCATTATAGTGATAAATATTGCTTTAAATCTTTCCAACTTCATTTACCTCACTCACTTTTCTCTGGATTTTCCTTTAACCACTTTTCTGTTACTTTTTTCCAGAGTTTTGGCACCTGCTCCAGTGTCATTTCTCCAGATCTGATTTTTAATCCATAATACCTGCCCATTATGATGTCACTCCTTCCTGGTCTGCCATAGCACTCATTACTGCTCCCATATCTCCAATAGCTCCGTCATGGACTGCTAATGTTTCGGTATTAGCGGAAACCTGTGCTTTCAGTTTTTCGATATCTGTCAGCTCACGAATACCAAATGTTGCCATGATCTTTCCATCTTCGGTTTTGTCCAAAGTAAACGCCGGTGACATCAGACACATATCTTTGTATGCACCTACGGTCAAGCCTTCACCATTCAGGATCCGCACCTCAGACATGTTCTCATCTGTGCATCTCTTCCAAAACTGATCTACTGCTGTCATATCTTCGAATACAGCTTTCATGTTTTCAAGACTGGCAGCTGCTTCCAGTTCAACAGCTGTTTCATTTTTTAAAACAATTTTGTCTTTGTTCATTTTTTCTCCTTTAACTTACGCTTCGTAAATCACATCTAACCCATAAGCTACTGCTGCATCATGCTCAATCCGGCACCCTCTGGCATTTTCCCAACCCTTGCAGAAATAAGCTGCATGACAAAGTGACATATTTTCCAGACTTTTAGCAAGAAAGCAAAGAGGAATCTGTACCACTCCACGTTCTTTCATCTTTTCATTGCTGTACCATTCATCAGTAAACAAGGTGTTTACAATTTCATAGCCTTTGGCTTCCAGGACCTTGATTGCCTGTTCCCTAGTTGCAATAATCTCTTCATCTGTTTTTCCAGCCATTGGCTGACTAAGCATTGCTTTCTTCATAATTTTTCTCTCTCCTTACATTTTGTAACAAATATTTTCCCATTTTTTATAAGCATCCATATAAAGTTCATCTTTGTCCCCATTATATGTAAACTCATAATACATTCCATCCGGAGCGGTAGTGCTTAATAATGCTTTGTGGTTCTGTAATGTCTTGCAGCACCAAACCACATACACATCATCTACTGTGATTTTTTTCTTATCTGTCTTATCCATGTGCTCATTGGTATAAGCACATACCTTTTCTTTACAAATGCGAATAAATTCAGCATTGCTCATATTTATTCACCTTTCCTTTCTTTTTCTGGTTTGCTTACATAGTAATTTAGAAACTCTTGGAACAAACAAACTCAACACAGATAATCATATTTCCAAAGTAGTCTTGAATGCTAATAATAATGGAGTAACGTTTACGATTGATGGCGTTCCTTATACTTCACCGATAATGGTTGCGGGAAAGAGCATTACTAGAATGGAAATTGATACAACATTATCTAAATTAACCCTTAGTTTCTTTTATGATGGGCAAATCATAAAACGGTATGTATCCTTGTCAGCATCTTAATTTATCAGTTGCAAAGACTTGTATTCCAATAGCAAACAATCTTTTTGTAGATTAAGCCGTACCAAAAATTATCATAGTTACCCATTTTTTTCCGGAAAATGTAGAACCAGCTGTTGCAATTTTTAAATTATTTCCGTCTTTTACTGCTGTAAAATTGTAAACACTGCTATCTTCAACTTTTGTTTGACATATACCGCTAGCATATGTAGGAATGTTTCCAAAAATAGATTGAAGTGTCTTAGTTGCTACTCCATTTGTAAAGGTAAACTCTTCGATAATTAAAACAATCGTTGTAGTCTTAACTTTTATTTTAAAATATCCCGAATCTAAATTACTATTTTGAGCGGTGATCTGATCCTGCAAGGACTTTCCCATACGTGCATCCAGTGCATAGCCTTCTTCCGTTGTTAATGCATTGTTTACCACATTGCTTCTTAATAACAGCTGATTTAGCACCTTATCCGCTATCACATCGATCAACGCCTGGACCGTACTTGTCGCATTTTCCTTACCTAATAATCCTAAAAGATCCACAGCTGATACAGACGATGCTTTTCCGTCAAATCCGCCTAGCCCCTGTATCAGCCCTTTTACCACATTTGCATCAGATGCTGCTGCGGATGCACTACTACTAGCCTCTGATGCTTTTTGGGTAGCTGTCTGAGCTGCACTACTGGCTGCCTCTGCGCTTCCAGCTGCCTCCTCTGCACTGGTGCTGGCTGCACTTTGGGCTGCGGTCGCTGTCTGTGCCGCACTACTGGCTGTTTCTGCGCTTCCGGATGCCGCCTCTGCACTGTCACTGGCTGCATTCTGTGCTGTGGTCGCTGTCTGTGCCGCACTACTGGCTGTTCCAGCACTTCCGGATGCTGCCTTTGCACTGGCACTGGCTGCACTGGCAGCTTCTGTTGCTGTCTGTGCTGCGCTACCAGCTGTTCCAGCACTTCCGGCCGCTGCCTTTGCACTGGCACTGGCTGCACTCTGCGCTGCGGTCGCTGTCTTAGCCGCTTCTACCGCAGCTTCACCCTGCTTCTGCCACTCTGCTTCATTTTTCAGCCTGGCTGATTCATTTTCCTGGCGGATCTTTTCTGCTTCCACCCTGCTGCTTTCCGCAGCATCCATTGATTCAGTCTTCTGGTCAATCCGTTTTTCCAGTTTTTCCAGTTCAGAAAGCGCCGTTTGTGCACCATCTGGCGTGTTTATAGTCTTTCCAACATACAAAAACCCCTGATTCGTTGCCCACTTTATGGTTCCAAAATCATCAGATCCACGAAGAGCGATCCATACCGTGCCTATCTGCTGTACACTTGCAGCACTCACGGTCCATGTCAATATCACATGCTCATCTGTTATTTCTTTTTCAAGTACATCAGTATCCTTAGTTTCCTTTCCGTATCTCAGATCAATACGAAAATCCAGGTTAGATATGTCAATACCGCCTACAGTGAGGCGGTTGATCTTAAACTGTCTGGTTTCTGAATTGTTATCGAACTGTGTCCCTATCTGTCTTTCTGCTACCGGGATCACCAATTCTCTTCCCCGTACAGTTATCATATCTTCCGCCCCCTTTCAGTTACTCCTTGTATCTTGCGCTTTCTTCAATCTCAATCGCATATTCACGCTGAGCTTCTGCATTTTCCAGAACCTCTACAACAGATTCCGGAAGTTCTGTTGGTACTCCACGCTTAATCAGATAAGACTTTCCGTTTACTGCAACAAAAACATCTGCACGATCCTTATCTGCACTTCCCAACGGGATCTTGAATCTGATCAGCTTCTCTCCCTTTTTCTGTGGCTCTGCATCCTGCTTTACTACTGCATCCTCTACCGCAGCCTGTTCTACTACTGCATCCTCTACCTTTGCAGTTCTTCCCATGTTTTTAAACCTCCTTAGTTCGCTTCTCCATCGCTAAATGTAGATGCTGTCTCAATACGGATCATATAAGCCTCTGTTAAGATTTCAGTTACTTTGAGCGCCTTCCAGCCCACAGTAGCTCTCTGATCCAGCGGATCACCTGTTCCGGCACTTCCCAGCTGTTTAATAATGGTCTTTAAACCACCACCTTCAATCTTGGTAGTCGCATATGCATTTGCACCAAAGATTAAAGTTCCATACACATCAATCTTTGTAGTGTCAGATGTGCTTTTTGCAGCTCCAGCCTTAGCCCAAATTTTAGCTTCAGTGGTTTCAACAAATCTAGCGCCCTCAATCTCTCCAATCTCCCCGTTATAAATTCTTTCTGGATTTTTGTACTTAACCGCATCGATCCAGCGCGCATCTTCTGTAAGATCGTAGGAGCAGTCTGGATGTACGATTCCGTAGTAATATCCGTTAATTTTCTTTGCGTTCTGCTTTTTGAGGAATCGAACTGCCTTTTTAACAGCCTTAACTGTCAGTTTCATTTCAGGAGTTAAAGCCGCTCTGGAGGTAACCTGCCCCTCTGCATACTGCACATTAGTTCCAGCTGCCAGTACTTCTCTCGAAATTGTATCCAGGGTTCTGCCTGCCTGAGATCCAATTAAGGTGGTTGCTTCAACAATGTTATTATCGATCGCTGTTAAGATCAGTAAATCTGACAGCTCAATGAAATCACCATACTGCTTTACCGTTGCCTCGATCTTGGTAACGTTCATCTCTTTACCGGTCGGTGTTACGCCTTCGGTCAATGGTGTCATTGCTTTCGGCAGCTGATCATACTTACGGAACTCAATGGTCTTACCACCATTTTTTGGAATGTTTCTTGTCTGTGCCCACTGATCATGCACAAGTTCCGGTTCTGCATTCTCGATCAGATTGCGATCATAAAATGTCTTCATTTCTACAGACATACCCGATGCTGTAGTTGTATTCGCCGGTGCGTCAAATAATCTAAGATTCATGTAAATAATAGTCTTTTTCATGCTTTTTCCTTTCTACATCGTAATGGTCTCCCCTCTGGCTGCGCGCTCCATGACTTTGCGGAACTCTTCATGTGATAAATCCCATGCACTCACTTTCGTTCCATTTGCGCTACCGGCACCCACACCATTTTCGGACGGTCTGCCATTGCCAGATCGGATTGAATCCGCAACTTTTTTCTTCGTATCTCTCTCTGTCTGGGCCATTAACCCTTGTGTAATCTCGTTAAAATGAACTGCTTTATAGGCGTTTTCGACTTCCACTCCGGCACCCAACAGCCTGGTAAAAGTCTCATTCTCACATTCTTTTGCCATATCAAATTCTGGGAAATGCTGCTTACAAAGCTCAGCCTCTCGGTCCCATCTGGCATAGATATCATCCCTCTGCCTAATCTGCTGCGCTCTCTGGGCGCTTTCAACCAGCTGTCTATTCTGAGCCTCTGTCTTTCTCATTCTTTTCAGCTGTTCAACAGTCATGTTTTCTTTAAGAGCCTGCTCTTCCCAGAAAGATTCATCATTGTCGATGGCTTCCATGATCTTTGCTACATTTCCGTCTTCGATTCCGTATCTTTCAGACAGCAATGACATCAAAGGCGTATATGAATCAAGCTGTTCATGCAGCCGTTGCTCATCCTTAAATCTTCGGTCGATATGGCTTTTTACGTCTTTACCATACAGATCACGATACTTTTCCTTGAATTTTTCATAACCTGCCTGCCGCTCTTCCGGTGTTTCTTCCAGTTCCTGGCCTTCCTCTGCCCCAGCGCTTCCAGTGGTGTTCTGGACATTTTCTCCCGTTTGGTCTGCTGCTGGTGCTGCCGCACCGGCTCCACCGCCTTCACCTTCAAAAAGTCTTAAGTTCATTTCGATGATTCTCTTCATTTTGCTCCTCTCAGCAGTCTTTCCTGCGTGTCCAAAATTCAGCGGTCTTTCCCGCGCGTTCTGTTTTCATGGTATCACATTCATTTTTTCTTCTCTACCACCCCAGATTTTGCGTTCATATGGACAAATTCCGGGTAAGATTTGCTTAATGTTTCATACCCTCTCTGTATGGTATAAACCATCGCGTTCAAACGCTTCTGTGCTTTCTTCTTGACCAATACACGAATGTCTATCAATCCCTCTTTGATCTGCAAGTCCTGTATCACTACTGCTTTCTCTTCTCCCAGGTCGATCATACACTGCGCTGCCGTCTGTCCAATGGCAGATACTGCAGCACAAACAATATCATGTCCTTCCGGAAGTCCCATAGCGCATCCGTATCCGGCATGACCTTCCACCTTCAAACGGAAGTATCCTGGCACGTTTTCAAATGTAATCTCTGTCACTGGTTTACCTCCGTTGCTGTAGCTGCCTTTTCCCTGGCCTTTCCTGCCTGGCTGGTATCTGTATTCACTGCCTGTCCTAAAGAATTTGTCTTTATGCTATTTCCCTGGTTTACATTCACATCTGTCATAGCCATCTGGTTGTTTCCAATCAATCCATTAACAGCCTGGATCAGATCCGGTCTATTTGTCATTTCAGCAACCATCGGTGCAAGCTGCGCTAATATCTGCTGCAACTGCTGGATCTCCTGATACATGGTGCCATTCTCTGATATCTTTTTAATCACTTCTTCTCTACGATCAAAATCCATCATAGATACTACCGCAAGGGCCTGATCCGCAAGCTGAGGATTAAACAGTCCCATACCAAAGAGTTCTTTTGCCAGTTCGTTGTTTGCGATCCTGCTATACGGGCTTGCCTTCTGTGCTGATATTTTGACATCAAACACTGGTCTTCTGGTCAATATTTCCCCGTCCATCATTGTTGCTGTCTGTTCCTGTAATTCGCTCTTATCCATCATCACATACTGTGCATCACCATTCGACTGAGTGATCCGATAGCAACGAGGCAGATCATAAAACTGCCTGATAAGCTCAATAATCAGTGTCACAACCTCTGCATGTGCGGTGTAGCTAGTTTTGATCATATCCCGGCTCAGTTTACTTCCTGCTTCCTGCAATGCTGCGATAGCTGAAGCCGCAGTTACTCCCGATGCTGTGGATCCCTGAGAAAAATCCCGGTTTCCGCTTGTTTCTTTCAGCTCATCCACTTTGAGTGTTCGCATGTTGATAACATATTCCGGTAGCTGTGGCGGCTGGATCTGCTTAATTTTGGTTTCGTCCATTGTTCCAGATACTTCCACCAAATCTTTGCTTAAATCAGCAAAATCCTCTGCATTTACATTTGATCCTGACGATACAAAATATCTCGGTTTGCTCAAATTTGCAGACTTGAGTATCACCGAATCCAGCTTGTCTATATATTCCTGGGGATTTACCATTACATCCAGGTATCCAAACCCTGCTGGAGAACCTTTTTCCGGGAACATTACATCAAATACAAACGGATATTTCCCATGCTCATACCATCCATTAGTGCATGTTTCATCATCCTCAGATGCATACAACACAATTCCCGGAATAAATTTGCAGTAGTGCAGCACCGTCTTAACTCCGCCAGTTGCAAGCAGTATTCTTTTTTTGTAGTACCAGTCAATGACCTGCACCTTGTTGCTTGTATCGATGTTCTCATCATAGATATACTCTGACTTTATCAGTTCGCCTGTGCCTACTGTTTTATCTTCGAGTTCTGGATATGCTTCTTTTAGCTCATCCAGGTCCATAAGTTCTGTTGTAAACACATCCTTTGATCGCTGTATGTCCTTTATACCAGGCTCCCAGTAGATATTCATGATATCCTGGCATTTTACATCAACGTCTCCTAAGCCGTTTTCTTTTTCTTTGTTCCAAAAGACCCCGTAAATGGCTGTCCCAGTTTTGGGCTTATCCCAAGAGCAGTCATTGTATACTTGCTCAAAATTATTCTGATCCAGTATAACCGGCACCACCTGAGAAAGGATTTTTGCTGTATCCTCATCTGACTGTTCTCTGGGAAGAATAGCCGGGCATGGATAATTGTCCATAAAATCCGCATGTTTATTAATCAGGCTGTTAAAAAGCCATGCGCTCACTGGCTGGGGATCATTTGCGTTGCGAAATTCACTGTTAAAGCGCTGCCAGTGGTTATTCTTCCACCATTCCTCTGCACCTACAATTCTTGTTTCTAATGCTGCTTTTCCCTCTTTATACTTCTGCAACCTGGCATAAGCATCATCTACTTCTTTTTTACCAATTTTCTTTTTTACAAGTTCTTCGTCCATTTTCGCTCCTAAATCCTAATGATTTTATATGCTTTTTCACGTTCTGCCTTATACAGATCCAAAGGATCATCCAGCGGCGGTTTTTTCTTTACATTCGCACGCTTTGCGATCTGGTACTGCATCAGGAAATATCTGCACTCATCATAAATATGATCTTCCTGTGTAGTGTCAATATCTTCTACGTTCTTTGCATCATATACCAGCTGTGGGATTGTCCTTATAAATCCCTTACATGTGTTAAAAACGTAAAATAACGGATGTCCATCTGCATTAAATGCCAGTCTGTAATGATATTGCATTTTCCCGGCAATTCGATGATTATCGCCTGGGCTCCAGTACACTCCATTTCGGGCCATGATGTCCGCTATAGAATCGCCTCTGCTCACATCAAAGATTGATGGATCTGCTATGCCTGCTATTTTTCTTCCCTTAAGGTTTGGATCAGTCTCTTCTACTTCCCGGATCATCCGCGCCTGCTCTGCGGGATCCACTTCCAGTCCTACATTTGCCTGTCCCTCTTTGCAACCATACAGCTCACGGATCCGATACACACATCCGCTATAATCGACAGCATACCAGCCAACTGAGAACGGTTTAGCATATCCAAAGTCGTAGCTTCTTCCGATCAGCCATCCTTCCGGTATCTTAAACGGCTCAATAACATGGGTCCATTCTCGGCTTTCATAATTTGACGGGTCATTTTTCCATTCTGAGAATACCTGTCCACTGAACGAATCCCAATCACCATACAAAAGCGCATTTCTTTCTGCTTCTGGCAGCATAGCCAGTGATGCGATATACTCCGGGTTGTTGTCCAGCAAAGCCTTATTATCAAACACAGAGCTAGGGATAAATATCCTGTCTCTGGTACGCTTTATCACCTCACCGGATGGTTTGGTGATATTCACTTCCTGCACAATCTTAGTCTCCGGCTTTGCTATGCTCACAAATCGTGCTTTTACCCACGGATGTCCTGGGCCGCCTGGGTTCGCCGTACTCCTGATGTATGTTCTCAATCCAGGTGCTGATGATCTAACGCGGGAAAAGAGATACATATACTCTTCTTCCGCAAAATGCGTTAACTCATCGAATCCTACAAAATCAAAATGTCTGCCCTGGTATTTAAGCTTGTCCTTTGTGTGCTGCATTTGCCCGAAGTAGATCATTGCACCAGATGGAAACCTCCAGGCATGCTTACTTTCGTTGTATTTCGCTCTCGGGAACGCTGAACCGTAAAGCTCATGGCTGCGGCTTATGATATCTTCCAGCTCAGGGTAAGTCTTTCGGAAAATGATTGCGCGATACTGGGGTATTTGGACTTGTCTCAATGCCTCTGCCACTAAATAATCACTCTTTCCACCGCCAGCAGCTCCACCATATAAAGCCTCAAATTCTGGACGTGACATCATAATTTCCTGTCGTGGCTGCGGTGCCCATACAATTCTTGGGTTACTCATCCTTTTTTACTTCCTTGCTGATCTGCTCCACCTGGGTTGGCGTCAAAACAATAACACCAGTTCCCTCATCATCTGCCATAGCCTCTGCAACTTTTTCTTTCCAGATATCCGGTTTACGGTTCTTCAGCCAGAATATGATTGCTTTTATATCCGGTTCAAAATAGTGGACCTCTTCCGCCGTCTTTAATTCTTCAAACTCTTTTATCTTTCTTCCTGTTGCTTCGTCATATTCTACAGTCTTAACTTTAAAAGCCTTTTGCTCCCTTGCATAAAAGCCAATGGCCTTTTTGTACAAACTGTTCTCGATCAGACGATCCGCAAAGTCTTTCCCGGTTGCCAGCGCCGCATTAATTGGTGCATATTTCTTTTTCCATTCCGCCAGCGTGGATCTGCTTATCCCTATCTGCTTTGCTATTTCTTCATC